TGAAGGATGTGGGTAAGGATCCACAAGGCGACAGAGTCCCCGAAGTCCGCTTAACCTAGGGCTAAGGACGGGTAACTCTCTGTTGTCGCGACTGTCGATCGCAGGTGAATACCAAATCGGCTCGGAGAATGTTGGAGGCCCTGCATCTAGAAACGGCAGAACCTCACACCCCCTTTTCTTAAGTGATGACACCGGTACCTAGGAACAAAGTCACTAGACATAAACCCGCTGTTATCCTTTTGCCTAAAGGAACCCCGCGACCTTGTCGCGATTTCATGGCCCGCACCACGCTCGTGGTCTTGCGCGCCGCCTCGTCGGTTCGGAGACTGTGCCACACGGACATCCCAGTCTTTACCCCGTCTCGTACTCGCACTTGTGCCGATTTACTGGCCTCTGTTAAGTCTTACTTGTCTACCGATTTGAAGACAAGTGAAGAGACTCAGATGGCCTTTCAAAGCATCAAAAAACTCCTTCCGGAGTCATGCAAGTGTTTGAAGTCCGGGTTATTGACTGACCTCCGCGCACGTCTCTCGCGTCCTCCCCCGACTCTACCAGCTGGTTACCTTTCCTTCGCACGGGAGATCTCCTCGGAGATCTTTGCAAAGGGTTGGGATAGGTCCTGGCTCGATAAAGTCGACACTTTCGCCCCCTCTCTTTCTTCATGCCAAGGCTTTTCTCGTAAGCAAGGCGGACAATTAGCTGCTCTGGCTGTTACTGGCCATGAGCACTATAAGGAACGGATGACGGGTGCTCCCTTCGGGGAGCTTGAAGGTGAACTGCTCGTTGTCGATTCGTCTGGGAAACCTAGGCCGCTTACGCGGTTCGGTCCAGAATCGGCTTTTCTTCGACCTCTTCACGGACTGATGTATGACACCATCAGTCGCAAAAAATGGCTTCTCCGCGGAGAAGTCACTGAGGCCGCTTTGAACGAAGCAGGTTTCGACCCGACAAAGAAGGTAGAGTTGCCTCTTACCAGTGGTGACTACAAGTCAGCCAGCGACAACCTGTCGATTGAGGTTGCCGAAACCATCCTCGACGTAGCATGGGGTAATTCCCAGTACGTCCCTGCCAACGTATTTCGGTATGCAATGGCCGCTCAGCGGCCTCGATTGCAATACGAAGGCGAGGATCATCTCAAAGAGTCCTTTACTCCGACCAGGGGCCAGATGATGGGAAGTTATCTCTGCTTCCCACTTCTCTGCCTTCATAATTACATAGCGTTTCGCTATGCGGAGAAGGTGTCGAACGTGAAAGGAACTCCGGTTCTCATTAACGGAGATGATATCCTCTTTCAGAGTGAGGTTGGGTTCAGCAATCGCTGGATGGAAATCGTTGGTTCCCTCTCCCTCGAAGTAGAGAAGACTAAGACGTCTGTCTCTTCGGACTTCGGTTCGTTGAACTCGACGTTACTTCGGTGGTTCCCCTCGGGGCTCCGTCCGATAAAAACGCTTCGTTTCGGGATGCTTAGGGAATGTGGTCACCCAGGTAACCTTGGAGTAAATGCTCTTAAGTTTTCACGCGTCGGCCCTCGGGCGACGTGGTTGACAAACTTCCGAGAGTTCCTCAGTTGGCACGAGGCCACCATCGTAAGGTGGCGCTGCGTTTTATCCGACATGGGGTTCTCTGGCCGTTTGGCACGAAGAGCTTTCCAAGTTTACCGCGGTGGGAGGCTTTTGATGAGGGATGATATCCTCCATTCGCTTAATCTTCCTCGCCTTGATCCTCCTCCCTGCCCTCACAATATAGTGATGGGAGGTTCAGAATTTATCAAGGTCGCCTCGTGCTTTGTCACGCGCGAGGTTCAGAGGGAGACAGCTCGGTGGATGTCGTCGAGGAAGTGGGAGCTCGGGGAGTCCTTCGAGAGTTCAAAAGTGACAAAACTCGTATCTAAGCGTGCAAACGCTACTCAGATTGAGTCGTCACTAAACTCAAGAAGTAATCCCCTCGCGTGGTGGAAGGAG